AGTTGCGAGAACCTCCTACTTTTTAAGGGAATAACTATGGCAAGAGGTTTGTTAGACACAAAAACTACTATTGGCACAGCCAAAGAGATTGCTGACAACACCAAGAATGCCATTGATAACTATTCTCTAGGAGCTATGAACCCAAGTTTGCCTAATACCGAGTACTGGGCAAAGATGGCTAAGATGTTCCGAATCACACCAGCAGAAGCCAAACGTCAACGATGCGGTAACTGCAATTACTATAATAATACCCCCGAAATGTTTGAGGCTATGGAAGCCATCCCACTAAACAAGTACGACCTGTATGATGGTCAAGTTCAGAGAGGATGGTGTCATAAGCTAGATTTAATTTGTCATAATAGTAGACTATGTAGTGTTTGGGAACGTAAAGACTTTGAAACCGAAGATTAATTATGCGATTAGATTATGAACGACCATTGGGCAATAATACTGTTAGCTGTAATCGCTAATATAACGCTTATCATAGGGGCTATACATCATTGGTAGAATATGGCTGGACTACTAGACAACAATATATTTAGCAATATGTCTGCTTGGGAAAAGGCTAAGACATTAGTTTCAGGTCACGGTGGTGCGCTATTGAACTCAATTATGCATCCTCAAGAGGCTTGGGCGCATGATGGTTATCCAGACGAATTAAGTCAATCACTAGTAAGTAAAAATCCAGAAGTTGGTTTCAAACGATATGATAGGACACCATTAGATGTGGCAATTAATTACGGTGGTGGTTATCAGTATGCAACTTCACCTAATGTATCGTATGATGAAGCTGAAAATAGAGCGAAAGCATATCAACTTAGAAGTTATCTATACGATGGAATGCTAGGCAATAAAGACCGCCAAGTAGATGCAGTACGAGATTACGAAGAAAACCTAGCCGGCATTAAGCAAGCTATAGCGGATAAGAAAGTAAACTCAGTAATGAACGAAGACAAGATTCGCCAGATGTCAGCCAAGTACGGCAAACAGAAAGCAACAGTAAGACCGCAATACTAATTTTAACAACAGGGTGACCAACCTATAAGGAGTCACAACATCATGGCAGAAATTACAGAAACAAACCCCAAAGGTGCAGGTGCGCCACTAGGTCATACGAACGCTAGTAAAAACAATAGGATATGGGGAGATTTAATTAGAAAACTCGCAGTCCAAGAAGATTACAGGCGATTACATACTATTGCTAATGCTTTGTACGAAAAAGCAGCCGATGGCGATATGAATGCTATCAAAGAGATAGGCGATAGATTAGATGGTAAGGCAATGCAAGAGAACAAAGTAACTGGTGATGCTGATGCACCATTGGTGATACAAGTGGTAACGGGTATAGATGACAACTACTAACCCGATTGATTTAGGCTACAAGCCTCGGTTACCACAAAAAGAGATACATAAAGCAGTAAGAGAGAATCGTTTTGTTGTGGTAGTAGCACATCGTAGGATGGGTAAAACTGTTTCTGCTATTGTGCAATTGATTCATTCTGCTTTACAGAACAAAGATAAAAACCCACGGTACGCTTATATAGCACCGACTTATTCACAGGCTAAAAGGGTCGCATGGGATTACCTAGTAGAATATACTCGCTCACTTGGTGGTACTGCAAACATCGCAGAGCTACGAGTGGACTTCATGGGCAGAAGGATAAGCCTATACGGTAGTGAGAATAGCGACAGTTTAAGGGGTCAATATTTTCACGGTGCAGTCCTAGACGAGGTAGGTGACCAAGACCCAAAAATTTGGAATCTTATTTTAAGACCAGCTTTGGCAGATAAAAAAGGCTATTGTTTGTTTATTGGTACTCCGAAGGGCAATAATCACTTTCGTGAGTTTAAAGAACGAGCAATGGTCACCGAGGGTTGGAAGTTCTTAGAGTTTAAGGCTAGTGATACTGGCATACTAGACCCACAAGAGTTGGCTAGTGCTAAGAACGAGATGGGCGAGGACAAGTACAAGCAAGAGTTTGAGTGCAGCTTTGACGCACCGGTAGAAGGTGCTTACTATGGGTCACTACTACATGAAGCTGATAACGAGAAGCGTGTTACTAAGATACCTAAAGACGAACTGGCAAAGATTGTTTGTAGCTGGGATTTGGGTGTCAGCGACAGTACGTGTATTTGGGTAGCGCAGATAGTAGGTAAAGAGATACAGCTAATAGACTGTACTGAAAACCACGGAGTAGGATTAGATTACTATGTTAGTTGGTTACGTGATAATGGTTATGACAAGGGTCAGCAGATTCTTCCACACGATGTAAGAGTCAGAGAGATGACCACAGGTCGCAGCCGTTTAGAAGTCTTAATGGAAGCTGGACTAGACGTAACAGTAGCACCAAGCCTATCTATAGCAGATGGCATTCAAGCAGTCAGACGTATGCTGCCTAGATGCTGGTTTGACATGGAACGCACAAAGAATGGTCTGGTAGCATTGCGTAACTATAGACGTGAGTTTAACGAGAAGCAGAATGTGTTTTACGATAAGCCAGTTCATGACTGGTCATCACACTTTGCAGACTCGTTTAGATATTTAGCAATAGGGTTAGTAGAAGTAGACACAACGTGGTCACAACCATTACAACAAAATAAGGCATGGGTCGTATGATGAACCAAGAAGAATTAAAGGCACTTGTTGCTGATGAAATCAATAACGCTATTGGCTACTTAGAGTCTGATACGGTTCAAGCCCGTGCTGATGCGATGAGCTACTACTTCCGTGACAAGTACGGTACTGAGGTAGAAGGTCGCAGCCAAGTAGTTACCGGTGAGGTAGCTGAAGCCGTAGACGGTGCATTGCCTCAACTAATCCGTGTATTCACGTCATGCGAGGATGCTGTACGCTTTGAGCCAACTAAAGACGGTGAAGAAGAGCTTGCTGACCAAGCTAGCGACATGGCTAACTGGGTATTCTATAAAGACAACGATGGTTTCTTAATCCTACACAACTGGTTCAAGGATGCATTGCTTCAAAAGGTCGGTGTTGTTAAAGCCTACTGGGAAGAAAAGAAAGACACCATCAAAGAGAAGTATAAAGGCTTAACCGATGACGAGTTAGCCATGATTATGCAGACAGGCGAGTGGGAAATCACCAAGCAAGTGACCGATGTAGTCATTGGCATGGATGGTATGCCTTACAATACGCATAACATTACAATACAAAAGATAAACGATGAAAGCCGTATCGCCATTGAGAATGTCCCACCAGAGGAGTTCTTAATCAGCAAACGTGCTAAGACCATTGAAGACTCACCATTCACAGCGCACCGTAGAATGATTGCCCGTGGTGACTTGATTGCTATGGGTTACGAGAAGTCTATCGTAGACACAATCCCAGCAAATGACCGTTTAGAGTACGCACCAGAGCGTTTAGCTCGTTTTGGTCGTGATGAGTTGCCTGACTATACACAGTCTAGCGACCTATCAATGGAAGAAGTTGAGATATTTGAGTGCTACATCAAGGTAGATACTAACGACAACGGCTTGCTAGAGCTACGCAGGGTTATCCTAGGCGGTGAAACAATACTGTCTAATGAAGAATGCGACTACGTGCCATTCCACTCTGTATGCCCAATTCCTATTCCACACAAGTTCTTTGGTCAATCACTAGCCGACAGGACAATGGACTTGCAACTAACCAAGTCTACTATCCTACGTCAGATGCTAGACAACTTGTACCTAACAAACAATGCCCGTGTTACAGCCGTAGAGGGTCAAGTAAACCTAGATGACTTGCTAACGTCTACTGCCGGTGGTGTTGTTCGTGTTAAGAATAACCAAGCAGTTACACAATTAAACGTACAGAACACAGCCGGTCAATCATTCCCGATGATGGAATACCTAGACGGTGTACAGGCTAAACGTACTGGTGTTAGTGACCTACAGCAAGGTCTTGATGCTAACGTGCTTCAGAATACCACAGCAACAGCCGTGGCAGCCATGATGCAACAGTCAGCAGGTAAGCTAGAGCTAATGGCTCGTATCTTTGCTGAAACAGGTGTTAAATCACTATTCCGTGGCATCTTGCACCTACTATGCAAATATCAAAACCAAGCCAAGACAATTCGTATGCGTCCTCTC